TCTTAATCCATTGTGTAACATCCTCTTCCATAGCATCTTCATCAAATAAACTTCCTAAACCTTCTTCATCTTCGTCATCTGATTTTTTAGTTATCCAATTTTTTTTCTTTTTTGTAATCCATTTATTAGTACCATCTCCAAACCCTATTCTACCACCATCAGCTTTCATTCCCATAATAGCAATTTCTTTTAATACTGCTGCATCTTTAGGAAATAAATCTGGACGTTTTAAAATTCCATATAAATTTTTAAATTGTTTATTAGATCCACTTCCTCCACCTAATCTTCTATACAAATATGTTTTTTCTGCAGAGCTAAATGTAATACCTGCCATCTTCATATCATCATTCTTTGGCTCTTCTTCCATTTCCATATCAACATCTATAGTTGTAATACCTTCACCTTCTTCAGGTGAACCAAACATTCTGTTTACTCTACCACCTTTAGCATATTTTTTCATTTCTTTATCTATGTCAAATTTAATTTGCATAATCATATCCATGTCATTTTTTGCTTCAGCTTCTTCAAGAGCTAGCATTAACTGTGTTAACCTACTACTATTTAAAGAAACCATTTTATCATCTTCTAATGTTTCTTCTAATACAGATGGTTTATCATCAGGTCTGTAAATAGTGTCTACGTTTAATTCTTCAAACATTGTTTTGTCTTTAGGACTACCAAAGGCAAAACCTATTCTTCCACCGTCTTTAAAATTTAAAAAATTAGCTTCACCATATTCTTTATTAAAATCTATTTCTCTTTGAATAGCTTTTTTCTGATCTTTAATATATTCATCACCTAATTTATTATACATATTACTAGACAATGTTGGATTTTTTTGACCACCAAATGCTACATCTTCCAGTAATTTGTTTGCTTTTTGAACTCCTATTCTAGCATCACCTTCTTTATCAAAAAATACTTTTTCCATAGTTTCATCAGGAGTAATTTTTTTTAAAAAAGCTGCAGCATCTGGTTCTAATCTTAACATTCCTATTTCATTCATAAGTTCTGTTGGATTAATAATACCTGCTCTAGCTCTTAAAATAGATTCTTTTATTTTTTCTTTTTGTCTAGCGGATAAATCTGATAACTCTCCATAGTCTAAAGCTTGAGATAACATTTTTAAATCATCACTTCCAAACATTAAAGTGTTGCCTTTTCCTTTATTTTGAAAACCTTCTAAATCATATTCACCTAATTTTAAAGTTTCTATGCCTACAAGATTTTCATCTGTACCATCTTTGTAACCTATTCTACCACCGTTTTTTAAACCAAAACTTTCATAAGGTAAGTTCTCTTGATACTTAGTCATGTAGTCTGCTTTTTCTGCATTGTATAAATCTTCATTAAATTCCTCGTCCGTGAGCCCTGCTTCATCAGCTAAAGCTTTTGCTTCCAAGTAACTTGGAACAGCAACAATGGCTGCAAGTAATGCAGTCTTATCTAGTACTATATTTCCTGCTGCATTTTCTTTAGTGAATACTGCTTTAAGTGCTTTACCACCCATGTCCATAGTTGCATTACCTATAGCACTCATGTCACCTGATTTTAATACGTTAAAGTAATTTTTAAAAATACCATCTGAAGCTTGAGTAGTTGTATTTTTAATAAATTCTTGATTAGCTAAGTCAGCAAGTCTTTCAGATTCTAGTCCTATTTTTTTAGCTGCATCTTGATTTAAAAATCCTTCTATATTTTGAGGTTCTGTACCTACTCCTTCAACAGCAGCAACATCTTCTGCTCCGCTTAACATTTTTCCAAAACCTGTTTTATTTCCAAACGGAGAACTAAAACCTCCTTTAAATCCTTCAAGGCCTCCTCTAAATGCTCCACCATCTGTAAAAGGGTTCCCTTGAAATCCTGCACCGCCTGCGTATCTTGCTAACTGACCACCACCATAAGTTAAGGCAGCAGATTTTAATGAGGAACCTATTCTGCCTGTTTGATCAAAGCCACCGATACCAGCCATACCTGCTGCAAGAGCCGGGTTAAACGGCGCTACAAAAGGTGCAGCTTTAACTGCGATAGCAGATATTTCATTGGGAATTATTTTTCTTACAAATTTTTTAAGTGAACTACCTAGTCCAAATTTCTCTCTGGGTGCAACGGTCATTATCCCGCCATTTGCATATAGTTGTCTATTCATTTGCGCTCTTGTTATTGACATATGTGTTTAAAATAAGGCAGGTGTATTTACCTGAATTATATAATTTATACTAATTTTACTCCTATTACAAGTTAGTCTTTGCACCAAATGGAGGTAATTTAACATTGATCTTAACACTTCGTGTTATATCCCCTGGCTTAGTGTCAGTGTTAGGGTCTTGAAGATCCGTTAAAGCTTCTGCATCTGAGTTATATTCTTTACCTGTTACCTTGTTTTTTAAAAGAACCTCTACTTTAGGCTTAATAAAAGGCACTCCTTTATCATTAATTACTTCTTCTTCTTGTTCTACAAATGACATTATGTATCCTCTCTGTTGATTTCTAGTATAGACGCTACTACAAACAATCTATCAGCATCTGCTGCTGTTACTTGCAACACTTCATTTTCTTCCATTACCAAAGGTTCTGTTATAAATTGTAGTGTCTCATTGCTTGAAACAGCTTTTGTTTTAAATAAAGTAAATTTACTAGCCGAAGCTGGGTTTCCATTAAATAAATCTACCGTTAAAGTACTGCCGCTACCACTATCATCACTAACTAATAATGATTTTACAATAGCTCTAGAGTTTGAAGGTACTGTATATAAAGTTGTAACTGTATTAGTAGTTAAATCTTTTTTTGAATTTTTATATATATTTGCCATTTACCCTAATCCAAACCAAGTAAATCGTTCTTGGTCTTCTTTTAAATCTCTTAAAAATGTTGAATTTAGTTGTTCTATAACAGAAGTTAATGCTCTGTTAATTTGTCTTTGGTTATCTTCTGTATATTTCTTTTTTGGTTCTGGTAATCTTACTACTACTTTTGTCATTATCTTCTCCCGTCTGGTTGTACATCAACTTGAAAAGGACCAAATCTCCATGATTCTCCTGCCCCATCATTTTCTACTCTAAGACTAGCATATCTTCCTCTTGCACGTGTATCTTTTTTAGTAGTACTAGCGTCTACTGTAAACGGACTTAAGGCTGTTGCTGCACTTGTCTGAGAAGGAAAATTTTTAACTGATATAGTTATTTTAGCATTACCTGTTATTGCCTTAAAGTTAGGTAAAAATCTACGCATAGATAAAAATTGTTCGGGTGCATCTTGTTGAAGTGCAAAACTATAAGACTCAATAAAAGAAGTTAAAATAGTAGTAGTTCCATCAGCATTAACTTGATCGGTCCCTGTTTCGTGTTGAAATAATGTAGTAGAACCTAACCCTGTTTCACCAATAACTTGAGGAAAACTTCCTGTAGCAGAGCTTGTATAAGCTGTTGCAAATGGTTTAGGATACACTAACGAATCAAGCCAAGTAGTTCTAATTGAGTTTGTATTGACACCTGTATACCAATTACCCATGGGTAATTCACCGGACTCTCCATAATTAAAAACGACATATCGATTATTAAAACTAGATCCAGAGCTAGGGTAGTACCACACTACTTCAGTAAATAAGTTGTTTATTCCAGCACACACTTGTTGACCTTTGGTAGTATCAAAATCATCATAAACATAATCTTCAACTGAACATGGTAGTGAGTTTACTGTACCATCAAATGCAAAGAAACCATTGTTAGACATCCAATATGCAACACCATCAATTTCACAACAAGCATTTTGTCCTATTAATCCACAGTTAGTACCAACCTGTTCAAAGCCAAATGTAAAAGGTGCACCTACAAATTTCATTGTATACAATGCATTATCTGTCCATATTAAAATATTTTCTTTACCTTTAATAGCACCCATAATTTTTGTACCATCTTGAAGTCTTTGTGATCCTGCTGTGTTAATTGCAGTAGGTGTGTATTCATTTAATCCTTCTTGAGTAGAAAATCTAATAAACATATCATCTTGAGTACTATCATCTCCAATAGTAGTTTCGGTTCCACAATGAATAATGTGTCTAGTAGTAGGAGATATTAAAGTTATTCTAGATGCTGTAGGATTACCTAAATCAGTTCCGGCTACTAAAGCAGTTACAAAATTAGTTGTTGTAGTAGAAGCTCGAGTTGTAAATGCAGTGCTTGCTCCAACTGACGTATCCCAAGTAAAAGTTTTACCATTTAAAATAGTTGCTATTAATACTTGTCCAAAATTACTAAATGACCATAACCCAGGTTCTAAGGTAACTGAAGAAGCAGAGGCAGCAATTCCCCATCCTGTTTGTGAACCACTACTTACAGTTCCTCCATATTGAGGTACACCCCAACCATAACCATATGACTGTGCAGCTGGACCTACTGTTTCATACGGTTTAATATCCATACTACCACCGGTAGATATAGTTGCAGATGCGTTAGAGCTTTGTGTAATTGTAAATACACTTGAACTTGTAATACTAGTTACTTGAAATAATTTATCTTCAAAATCTGAATCAGAATAGCCAGTGCCTGATGGTAAAGTTACATTATCTAGTAATATAACATCTCCTGCTACTAGGTTATGGCTTGCTTTTGTAATAGAACAAACTGCCGAACCTGATGTCGTTGCAAGAGTGCAAGAACTCAATGTAGTTTTTAAAGGTGTAACATCATAAAGTTGACCTTCAAAATATATAAGTAAACATTTGTCTGTACCGATAGCAACATATCTATTACCAGCTAAA